CAGACTTTGACTAATATAGCCTATGCATATGGTAATTATCGATTTGGTAAGACCTATTGGACATTACTAGCGCTGTTGCTGTTAGTTGTATTTACTCATCAAACAATTAATACTATATTTGCAACAACTCTATTAACAATTACTGGTACCATTGGGGCAGTTTATACTTTAACTTTTTCAATAGATATTTACTTATCTTTCTTTAATTGGTTATGGAATAGAGTACCAGCAGTTAATATGAACACACTACCTGTAGTTCAAGCTTTAGATACCAGTGTAATAGTTGATAATGGCATTAGTGTGCTGACCCTCCTAGTTGGAATGTATGTGCTCAAAATTATGTTGGATATGATTCGACGAGCTGTCAAGGTACATAAAAAAGAAGCCATAGCCCTCATCAAATCATCATGTTTGCCTGAACATAATAGAGCTGCATTCGATATTGAAAAGGCAAAACACGTGAAATATAAGTTTGATATATCATACGAAGATTTTGATAATATGCAGAAGATTAAGTGTAATTGTGATAAAATGGGGTTAAAGCAGATATTACCTGTAGTATCAACATTGGAGTACCCTATAATTTATCACAGTTGTTGGGCAAATAATGTCGCCGCAGCAAGGAGGCATTGTACTGAGACACAATTGCCGGAAACTGAAGTTATATTAGATTTTTCACATTTTGCTCGGCAAGTGCTTAAAGATGAGTTTTTACCAAAGATTAAGAGGGTGGATAAAAGTCGATTATGTAATGAGTGGGTTAATGGGTTGACATATAAGAAGCGTATGGAGGCAATGAAAGGGTTCTATGATTTAGCACATACTGATATTGTTGCTCATGCTAATAACCCAATTAACCATGAGTTTAATATGTTTGTTAAGGCAGAGAAACAATTGCTATCTGGGGGAACTGCGAAATCACGATGTATCATCTCACCAACCGTTTATCATAAAATAGCTTATGGGCCTGTAGTTAAATACTTGGAAAAAATAGCAACAAATATTAAAGGTTACTGTGGAGGGAAAAATTGGGACGAGTTAGCACAATATTATAAGCGTATGCATGAGAATGATTATACATTAACTTTGCAATTGGATGGGTCAGGATTTGATAGGACGCAGCACTCCTCTATTCGAAATGCTGTTGATATGTATATTTACCATCATGTATTACAGGCAATGGATCTACCGGAATATACAATGCAATACATATTATATGATTTGAGTAATGTAGATAGGGTTGTGAAGGTAGAATCAGGAGCTAAGGAGGAGTATCGGAGAGGTCAGTTTAGTGTTAGAGGTACTGTACTTAGTGGATGTTGTGATACCACATTAATGAATACTATTCGTATGACTTTATATAATAGATATGTTTTATATAAAATAGGCATTAAGAAGTATGGTATTTTATGTAAGGGTGATGACTCTGCAGTTTTTTTACCAAGTGGGACAGATACTGCTGTTGTTGAGGCAGGGTATATGAAATACTTTTCAAGGGAAGTCGGTAAACCACATGGTTTGGGACAAATAGCAAAATACCTCAAGTTCGGTTCAATAGTGGATATTGATTTTTGTAGCACAGAAACTTACCAGAGTGATCAAGATCCATCAGTTTACTTGGTGACTAGACAATTAGATAGAGTTTTGTCATTGAATCCATGGTCAAGGAAAGCATTATCATACTCACAGGGAGAAGTTACTGAGTACTTGCTAGCAATGGTACAAGCCAATTTTACATGGGCGAGATATATACCAATATTTGCTAGTTATTATAATATGGTATCACGTGTTGCAGGTAAATCAACATTAGAGACAAAATCCATACAACAAGTATTTCCAAAGTATTTGCAATGTGTAGAATACGATGACATAGTAATAGTACCAGAGGATGTTACCACAACAAACAAAAACAAAATACGTGATGATTATTATGATTATAATGGAACAGATAAGTTGGTTAATATTGATTATAAAGGTTATACTTTTAATTTATCAGTTAATGAGAAACATGGTGACAGTAAGATAAGTCACTATATAAGCCAGTTAGATAGTATTGATGAAGTATATCAGGAATTAATAGGTAATACAGACAATAGGCAAGAACATGAAAACCGCACAGATATTGTGTTGGTGTATAAGTAAAATGTTTATTAGCTTTGCTTGGCAGGCAAAAGAAAGACCAAGTAGTTTTT